GGATCTCTTTCAGCTGTGGAACCGTAATGCCCTTCTCCAGAGCCTCGTCCTCGAAATAGTAGTCGTCATCTTCGATGGCCTTCTGCAATGCCGCAATATCCGATGCATCTACGCCGTGTTTTTTTGCCAGGGTCTCAAGCACCGGTCGGAGAGCGTTATACTTGTCAACAGTCTCCTGGGTACCCTTGAGTCTCTTCTGGATGGTGTTCTGCATTCTTGCATCGTACTGAGCCTTGTACTTGCCTTTGATAAGACTTTCGAACTCCTCTTCGGGGGTGGTCTGCACCACGTTAGTCTCTTGCACCTCGGCGGCAGGTGCTACATTCTCCTGAACGCCATACTTGACATCCGCCAGAGAATTATTTACGCCCGTCTGCTGAGAGGCGGCCTCAGCTGTTACGCCCTGTCCCTGCGCTGTGCCACCGTCGCCAGCACCTTCAGCGAAGACCTGGAGACTGAGCATAGGGATAAAAGATTTGGTTTTCATAGAATAGTCCTTTCTGTCCGTAAGTGGACGAATCTTTGGTTTATGTGAAGGCTTATCCGCCTTTACACCGTAAGATGGTTGAGGCGTACTGCCTCAGGATAATTGCACGCAAGAACGTGCGCTCCGCATTGCGCTACCCAGAAGGTGTGTAAAACTTCTGCAAGGTAGTCCTCCTTGGGCTTTGCAATCACGATTGCCTTGCCCTCCCGGATCTTAATGCGGGGTTTTTCAACCAGCTGGCCCTGCTCGTGCATAAAGGACACAGCCTGTGCTACGGTGTACGCCAACATAGTGGCGGAGGCACACACGAGATCTGCGCCCTTCGGGGCTACATTCGAATGGCCTTTCACCTTCATATGGATGCTGCCTTTGTCCTTTTCCTGCCAGAAATGGATCTTAATCATTTGCGTTCACTCCTTATGTGGGATTGGTAGACTCAGCTACGCGCTGTCTTGCCTTCTTGGTGTTGGTGGATTCCTTCGCTTCAGTTCCTCCCAGAGCTTCCGTATCCTCGGCATTGGCCGTGCTACCTGCCGCAGGAGCAGGGGTTGTACCCCCGGCTGCACCGGCTGCCATCTGCGATGCGAGATTTGTACCCTGCAACCGATCAATGATCTGTGCCATCTGAAGCATCTGCTGTTGCATCATCATCATCTGCTGGAACATAGTGCCGTTCTGGGTGATCTTCTGCATTATGAATTGCTTTCTGTCGAAGTCCATCATATCCAGACACGCTAGTGCCTGATCAGCCATCTGCGGATTGAAGAAACCTGCTCGATAGAACTGAAGCGCCAGCTCATTCTGGCTCATCTTGGAGTAGGGGCTCTGCTTCTGTGCGGTGATCTCGATATCGAACAGAGGAATGCGATAGCCAAGGTCTATGCCCATTTCCACGCCCTGATGCTGGGGCACAATGCCGGCATTAGAGTACTCCTCGAACCGAACAGCTCCGTCCGCGCCCATAATGCGGAAACACCGGGGCATATCGTAAAACTGGCGGATCAGCTCAATGACCATAAGGCAAACCTTGCGGAACGCCCGGTAGGTAGCCTTGTTGTTATCTCTGGAAAGTTTGCTGCCTGCCTCCTGCATTGCAGCAATAGCAGATGCAGCTGTAACACCGGAGGTAGTGCCGCCCGTGGAGATATCCCGATTGCCGGTAGTCTCCTTTAGCTCGTCGATCTTGTCGTGCATAACCTGCACGTAAACATTGTTAAGAGGCTTTGTCTGTACCGGAATAATGCTATCTTGGCCCAGATTGCCACCCACATGGATGAAATCATTGTCCAGGTTGGCATACTCTTCCTCGTTAACTTCTCCATCAGAGCGGACGAAATGCCGAGGCTTTGCATTTGCCAGCATATTTTTCATAATCGCCTGATTGCCTCTGTCGATGTACTCCTGTGCACTCTTGGCCACATCCACATAGCCGAAACCGCAGGGCGTGCCTTTCATACGGAACAAAGCATCAACCACATAGGGATACAGGCCGTGGTCATATAAACCCGTCTCCGCCATAGGAGGCTTAGTGATCTTGCCTGCTTCATCCATTTCGGGCTTGGTCTCGTTCTCGGTAGCAAAAAGCACCTCGTCATTGACGAATTTGCAGAAATGCAGGACCGTCTTGCCATTCTGGTTCTTCTTGTAGTACCAGTCGATAACCGCAGACTTCTCGGTAGTGTCCACATTGTCGTCGTATATGTACTGACTCAGATCCATATCAGATCCGCCCAGACGACCAAACAGCTGAGGATACAGGCTGGTCAAGACATCATTGTCTTGCAGTGTTACGTGGAAGAAGTGTCGGCTGTCCTGAATATCCGTGACGCCTGGCTCCCAGAAGAGGCTCAGGATATCTTCGTGTTCGACAGAAATATCACCGAGTCCGTTCAGCTTGCTGCCATCCCAGAAGACGCCATACACGCCAGTGCCGCTCTTGATCTTGTCATCTGCCTCAATATCGTAGGTCTCCTCAAAGTCGTTCTGCTCAAGGATCACTGGGACAATGGATGTCAGCATCTCAGCCTGAGCTTGGTCTCCCTTTTCTCTGGGGAGAATGTTCGGGCTGGGGAAGTTATCCATAGCATCAGCATGCTTATTGGCAATGGAGTTGAACAGCCAGCCGGACACGGGCTCTATCTGATTCTTCTTGCCATTGTCTTGTTTCCTCCGAATACAATCCCAGTTGCGCAGTTTATACCATTGCTCATTCTCAATGATCTTCTGTTCAAGGTTAGCTTTGCCTTCCTTGTACTTGTAGAGAATCTGTCTTGCTTCCTGCACCTGCTTCTTGCCAATGACCTCCACCAGGACTTTGAAGCCGTTTACAGCACCATTTTCTGCAGACGTATTGGAAGATGCCACCATCTGTTCCGCCGTTTCCTGCGCTGTAGGATGAGGGGCTGACTGTCGTCTTGCCAGCTGCTCCTCGATAGGGATTTCATTATTCTTATCCATCGATAATCTCCATTCTCGGCCTTACCCTGGCCGGCATTATATCTTCCTTCGGGATGTCCAAATACCTGGCCATCGGTGTCTCGTTGTACTTGTCCGGACTTACAGCAACTCTGGGCTTAATAGGTCTGGACATACAGAAATATCGCACCTCGTCTGCCACATGATCCTCGGCATCGGTATCAAGATCTTCAACCTTATGATCATCGTACTGAAGTGCCGGTATTGTCCTGATAAATGCCTTGCAGTTGTTGAAGACATACATCATTGACTGTCCATACTCATCTATGGCCATATAGTAGTGGACCATCATCCAGCCCGGTATTCTCTTGTTATCGCCCGGAGTAAAGTAGATTCCGTACTTGGCTGCAACCTCTGCCACGCTCTCACCACGGCTCTGATCCCAGATGGATGGGTCTGCTACGCCAGTTATCTTCTTCCCCTTGAGCCACGGATGATCTCTTTCCATCTCAGCCATTCGCTGAAACAGCTCGTGGGGCTGTATCCGCAAGCCCTCGTTATCGGTCTCCGTGCAGCCGTACCACTCGTGAATCCTGTAGGCTACACCTTCGTGATCCACAGCCCAATAGCCTGTGGAAAACGGTCTGTGGTAACCAAAGTCAAACGAGCGGTAGATCTTCCAATCCCTTGGCGGCTCAAACGGCGCAATTACATGTGTAAATCGTCTGTCCTTATAGTGATCAGGATCATTAACGAACTCTTCGAAGAACGCGCCTTCAACAGAGGACCAGTCTCCGTGGAGCATCATTCGCCGGCGTTTCTCCGGCAGGGATTCCAGCTGCGCCACATAGTCCGGGTCTCTTTCCATAAACGCTTTGTTGTCATACACCTTAGCGGGGATGAACACATAATCCTCCGGCCGTTCCTTGCCCTTGTAAGCTCTGTCAATAAACAACCGTTTCACCCAATGGTGGCCAACGCCGCCCGGATTCATCGTCAGGTACATACGAGGACTAAACGGAACTTTGCACATACCGGAGGAACGGTTTGACTCACGAAGACAGTTAAACTGAAACTCCGTGAACATCGTGGCTTCTTCCATGCCGATCACATCGTAGGCTTGTCCCTGATATTGCAGAACATCCTGCTCATTGGCACAGTAGCCAAGCTTTAGCCGTGATCCGTTTGGAAATGTGAATACCTTTTCCTGCTTGTTGTATTTCGCAACGCCTTTCAGCAGTATCAGAAGTGGATTGACATGGTTTTCTGTTAATTCCGGAAGTGTTCTTCTCAGCAGCAAGATCTGTATGCCCGGATAGAACAAGCACAGCAATACAAACTTGATTCTCATCGCCCAGCTCTTGCCGCCGGCTCTTGCACCACCGTAGGCTATGTACCGAGCTACAGCCTCAAAGAAGAGCTGTTGCTTTGGATTCGGATCTGGAATCTTGAGTGTTACTTTGCCCATTTCTCTGCATCCCCCGATCCAAAGATGACTAGCACCTCATTGTTGTTGTCATCATCCTTTTCGGCCCGCTTCTGCAGGTTGGCAATGCGAGCCTCCTGCTCCTGCCGATCCAGCTCAGAACGCAGCATCTTAACCTCTTTGATGTCCTTCAGAGCCGAAGCGATCTGCTTTAGCCCCTGCCGGTCAATAAGGCTTCTTGCCTCCACCAGTTTTTCTTCTTCGTGGATCGTCTCTTTTGTAGGCTTGTCCGGCCTTCGATCGTTGTTGTACTCGATCACCTTTGTCTTGTCGGTCTGCTTATATAGCTGCATATCCAGCTCAGTAATAGCCTGTTCCAGCTTCACCAGGAGCTGGTCTGCCAAGCCATCGATGCGAGCCAATTTATCAGCTGCTTGGGTGCTGATTTTATCCAATGTTTTCGTGAGTGTTTTGTCCCGGTGCTGTGAGCGCAACTCAACCCACTTTTCATTCTTCCCTCGCTCAGAGATTACCTTGTAGTGAATGCCGTACTTCTGAGCCAGCTTACGGTAACTGGTTTCCGTGGTAATGTATTCTGTTTTTATCTGCTGCCAGTCTGCCATAAGCCTCCCTCCTTAATCGGTAACACCATCATAGCTCACACAACAGTCATGAAGTAATCCCCCCCTAAATGCAAAAAAGAGGAGGCCGAAGCCTCCTCTAAGTTCCTATCAGACAGGATCGTTTTTAAACACAGGCACAACGAAATTCTCCCACTTCTTGTAGGCATCCACATACATCTCGCCTTTATCTCCGTTAAAGGTAAGTTCGTAGTACATACCGTCAAAGAGTGTGGTGCTTGCCAGCGCCTTGCTGTTCTGCAAAGTCTTGCACATCCAGACGATAAATACATCATCTTCGGTAATCTGCTTGCCGTCGGTCTTATCCAAACGCTTATTCGCATAAGCAGCTACGGTCTTCTTACAGAGGGAAACAAACTCCTTTTCATTCATTGTGTTACCCTCCTCACTCAACGATACACCAGTCTTCTGCCAGCATATCCGTCTGGGAAGCAAGCCAGGGAACCACATTGCCCTGAGCAGTTTTCATAGCGATGTATGCGCCATAAGGCACATTCTCGCCGTTGAAAGCCACCTTAGCTACCTCAGTGCTAGGCGGATAAGCCGCAGCAGGCACGTGATACAGGAACATACCTTTGCCGTTCCAGCCCTTCCGTGCCACCCGCTCGCCCTGCTTCAGCGCAAGCAGCGCATCACCAAAGTTCATAGACTCGGTACTCCGGCAGATTTTTTCAAACTCAGCCGCAGTCATATACTGGGGATACCGATCATCCTTGGATGTAGTAAACATATACCCATCATCGATGTGCACATCGCACGTATTGCCACAGTGTTCGTTGATCTGCTCGGTCTCGCTAACCTCCGGCAGGGGCAGGCCATCCGGCCAGGGGATTCCGTTCACCATCTTGGTGGAAGTTGCGTGGATCACTTTGCTGCAAATGTAGGTTTTCATATTGATTTCCTCCTTAGTTTATGTGCATTCCCCTATAGGGAAGTGCTTATGTAGTTATTCTTCTTTTTTCTTGCCGCCGGCACAGTACCAATCTCCGCGCCTATAGCCCACAACTTTGGGACACCAGCCCTGACCCTCCGAACAATGCGCCGGATCCCAATGCTGACATTCTTCGCAGTGCACCGGAATTGTTACGCCGTTGGCAATAAGGTGGTCGGCAATATCTTCATCGCGGCATTCCTCGCAGGATGTGCAGTATTTGATAAGTTCTGTCAGTGCTTTCTGTATATTGGACATAGCAAGTTACCTCAAAATTCGTAATGATCAAATAGCCATTGTAAAGCTTTTTGCAATTCGTCCTTGGTAATGCTGTTGAGCGTTTCCATCCGGGCTACCTTTTCGATCGCAAGCACCTTTGATTGGATAGCAATAGTGTCATCATCGAGCCTGTGCTTTACTATGGCCCACGCTTCGCCGAGGCTTATGTTGTATGTGGGAAATTGAATTGGTTTAGGCACCTTCCGTTCCTCCCCATTCCTCACTCTCACAATTTCCAACACAATCGCCAAGCGTGATGTTTTTCCATTCTCCCCAAATCTCACAGAACGCAAGTTTTTCGCCGATCTCGTTCCACCGGACGGCTAAACAGTGCTTGCATCCAAACGCACATGGGTTATGCTTTAGCTCTACCGTTTCCCGATCCTCTTCTCTGGAGCATTTGCTGGACACTTTGCAGCAGGCAACTACAAGAAGAATGTCCACAACAGCAAAGATAGCGATGCTAATAATTAACGCAGTTTTCATCGTCTCTTCCCTTTATTCGTAGTCATATTTTCGGTTGAGCATTTCCGCAACAAGGCACTGGTTGTAGCACCCTTTGCAGAAACGGTTTTTATATTCTTTGAGGTTGGGGTTTGTATCGAAAGCCAAGTGTAATGCCGAGCCATCTTGTACCCCTTCGCAGAAGATCTTCTGTTTTTCCTCGCCCTTGTAGTAAGGGCATCCCACAAGCACATCTGATCTGCGTTTCATAATATCACCCCTCAATTTTCCGCTTTCTGTTCTGATCCAGGAGGTGCTCCACCTCCTTGCAGTATTGCGTTGATTTTTTCGTCCATAGCCCTGCCCAGCTTATAGCAGTTGCCGTGGGAAATATGGTTTTTATACGCACCGTAGGATGCCCGGAATTTCTCCGCAGACAGCTTCCCGGCAGCCACCAGTTTGGCCATCCGCAGGTATTTGCGCTGGGCATTTCGCTTGTTTTGATTCTTCACCCGGCGGATGGGCGTGCCGTCCGCTGCGATATAGGTGTGGAATCCCAGGTGGCTGACGCCGTTCTTGAAGGGGAAGATCTGCGTCTTTCCGTTCAGCGTCAGCTCCAAGGTGTCGAGGAATGCTGTGATCATCTCCTGGCAATGCTGCAGGTATTCCTTACTGGGGTGGATCAGCCAGAAATCGTCCATATATCTGCCGTAGAACTCGATTCCCAGCTCGCCCTTGATCAGCTTGTCCATACCGTCTAAGTACAGCAGCGCAAAACCCTGATTGATCTGGTTGCCTAGCGGAAGGCCCTTGCCCTCGGTGCTGTCTATAAACAGTTCGCACAGCCAGCATATATCCGGATCATCGCCAAAGTGATAGCGGACGATGTCCTTGAGCCGATCGTGGGAAATGTTATAGAAAAACTTGGTTATGTCGCATTTTAGGATATAACCCTCCATACCGTACCGGCTGTAAAACTCTTGCATCTGCTCACTGAGCCGGTCCAGCCCAAACAGAGTGCCTTTTCCTTTCTGTCCGGCGCAGTTATCCAAAATAAAGATTTCCTGCATCCTAGGCATCAGAACATTGTCGCACAGACAGTGCTGTATGACCTTATCCTTGAAGCCTGCGGTCTGTATCACACGCTCCTTAGGCTCGTACACCTTGAATTCGTTGTACGGGGAGACTGTATATGTCTTATTCTTCAGCTGGTCAATGAGGGTGTGGACGCCGTC